TAGGTTAAGGAAGAAAATCTGTATCAAGAAGTAACATTTGTAAAAGTTATAAAAAGGAGAAATAAATATGAGCAAGATTGATTTCAACGCACTCCGTGACCGTGCGTACAAATGCGTATGCGATCACGGGTTTCATGACACGGAGTTGAGCAATGGGCATCTTCTGATGCTAGTGATAACAGAGCTTTCGGAAGCCGTGGAAGCGGATAGGAAAGGGAAATATTTCAAAGGCATATCGACTTTTGAGCGTGAGTTTAATCG